TTTTATAAAACTCCGTAAGACTGTTACTTTGTTACTTACATATATATTATCACATCGTAATGCGGTTTGTAACGTATTATATACAAAATTATACCTTTTTACAAATTTATGTAATATATATTATATAAGTACTTAAGCATACGTTTATATGTATATAATGTGATAAAACATATTAATCACCAAACATAATGCAATGTGCTATAAAGCTATTGCACTATATGCAAACAACTACGTAATAAATTACCAATGCAACAACAATACAATCAATGTGTTAACAATAACGCAGTGATGTATACGATGCACCGAACATATGACAGTGTCATGACAGTATGACGTACGATAACAAGCTACGAACGACACAAATAATGACAATGCATCGATAAAATGATACAAACACCACTAATATAGCGGTATATAGCCGCATACGTTACACATATGGCTTTAATATACACGATTCGTTGTCAAATGTATAATGCAACACAATACCTCTATATATAAAATACTAATTTAAAAGAACACACACATGCCAGCACCAGTAATTGCAGCCGTAGCTAAACAAGTACTCATGGGAGTAGCCGCAGACAAACTTAAGTCTGCATTAGAAAGAAAAAAGAAGTCTAAGCCTAAGAAGAAGAAGGTTGTTAAAAAGAAGCCTGTTGCTAAGAAGAAAAAGAAATAATACAATTTAACTATTATGCCGGATACATTTATAAAGAACAACATGTCTGTTGTGTTATCTTTGCTTGTAGCTGTATTTACAGCTGGTGGCATATTCGCTGAGTTCACGGCTATTAAGAGTGAGCTTACGACGGTGCATGATAGATTAGATAAGAAGATAAAAGTAATTAACGATCTTGAGGATCGCATCCTTGATATGGAGAAGCAGTTAGAATATGAAAGAGGATTCTTAGAGGCTGCTACCAAGAAGAAGAAAAAGTAACTACCAAAGAATCGCTACCTTAATGGACACGTTGTGTTAAGGCTGCTCATCAGGCAGGTGTCATATAGTTGCTTTTTTGCTTAGTTCCTTTCAGATACCACCTAGGAAGTGGTTGAGGCAGTGAACGTACAGATCGTTGCACTATTCAAAGTAGAGTCATAGGGTACCTAGTAACCTTCATTGGACTAAGGTGCCCTTATGATTACAAACATGTAAATTAATATTATGGCAAATAGACCACAGGCCACGTCACCTTTATTTAAGAAGGATGCGTGCTACCATAAAGTAAAAAAGCAATACAAGGTATTTCCATCGGCATATGCCTCTGGAGCTATCGCTAAATGCAGAAAAAACAAATAAAACAAATAAGATATGTCATTAACTAAAGTAACATCGGATGTATTAGAAGCGCGTTATACAGACGCAGCGGTAATAAGTGGTACTTCCGGTACTATTAGTGTCGACTGGTCTGCAGCCGCAATATACAAAATGAATGCATCGTTAACTGGGGCAGCTACATTAAACTTTACAGGATTTGTAACAGGACAAGTATTAACCATCTATGCTTTGGAAGGTGCTCAAACATTGACACTTTCATCCGACGCTACAAACAGTTCTACATTTCATAAAGTCGGCGGGGATTACGACGGGTCTTCTGATCCTAATGTACTGCAAGTAGAGTGCTTAGATGATAATAGCGTTAATGCGGTATTTCTATACACAGTGGCAACCGAGGCTCAAGATACAACACCATAATATGAAAGCAAAAGATTATAACGGAACCATCAAATTATTCCCAAGCATACCTAAATCATACGGAAGCATTATTGGAGGATTCGATTTACTATCAGACATCGAACTTCAAGGTTATGGGTTTTATGATGTGGTATATCCTGAATATAACGATCTTATACAGTATTTCAGTGGCTTGCAATTTAATGAAAGCACTAATCAGTTTGTATATAATGTTGTAAGTATTGAGTGGGATGAAACTTTAGCGGAGCTAAAAGAAAAACAAATAACAGTGGCAAAAAACGCAGCTTCAGATTCTTTACGACATACTGACTGGGTTATTGTAAGAGACACTGAATTAGGTAATACCACCAGTCAAGCTATACTAGACAGTAGGGCAGCCGTAAGAACAGCATGTGATGCCCATGAGGTAGCAATAAACGCTTTAGCAGATAAAGCTGCTGTAATGTCGTATTTAATAACTTACTAACATGAGTGTTACTGGCAAAAAGCTGTTTCAAAGCAGCAGCGGCGGGGGCTACACTACTGATGGATTAATCTTAGATTTAAATGCTAACGACGGTTCGTACTCTTCTTCTTCAACCCAGTGGGCTGATGCTAGTGGAAATAGCAAAAACTTTAATAGAAACGGTACAGGTGTAGCTTGGCAATCGGAAGCAGCAACAGGAGTAGGCTCTTGGTATTTCAATGGAGGTTACTTTAACTTTGCACCACCTAGTGGAGGAAATAACGGTCTAGGGCACTTTGACTTATCTAGCTTTAGTATTGAAACGTGGTTTAAGTACGTACCTTACGGGAGTAACTCAACTCCGTGGTTGTGGGGATATGATTACAGTTCACATTCACCTCCTTACTACCTACAGTATATGAGGATAGGCGATTATGCCAACACATCTATAGGTGGGTCTAATTCAGGAACCTACGCGACTGGACTTTCTGGTAATAACTGGTACCAAGCTGTTACTACAAGAAATAATTCTACCCTAAGAGGGCAGATGTTTATAAACGGCCAAGAAGTTGGTATAACTGACAATGCAAACCGTGTGTTGCCAGGAGCCCCTTACGGTTACAGTCAAGAAGTTTGGATTGGAAGAAGTAACTATGGTAATGGTTTTGGTAGCTACAGTTCTTGGTATAAAGGTTGGATGAGTTTAGTTAGATTTTATAATAAAGCATTAACTAACGCGGAAGTAACCGCTAATTATGAGTTTAGTAAAACAGCTCACGGATTAACATAAAATAACGAATGGCATGAAATTACCCACTAACGGAGTCGCTAAAGAGTTAAGGCATTATATAGGATCGTTATTTATATTCCTATTAGTTATGTCCATCATATTTATAATGATGAAGTACCCAGTGCTAGAAAGCAACAAAGAGGTTGTGATGATGCTCATAGGTACTATATCAGCTTCTATTGGATTAGTAGTGTCTACTATCACCGGATCTAAACCGGATGACGTAAATGCGCTTAAAACAGAAGTAGAAAAGAAAAGCAATCAAATAGAACATCTAGTTGCAGCTAAGGATAACTTAGAGCATATGATCATCGATCTGCAAAAGCAGATACTAGACAATCAAGATGCGGTTATGGATAAAATCATACTTAAAGCAGCATTGGATTTTGATGACAGAGCATTAGCTAAAAAAGCATTAAATAAAGAGTAAACATAATGGCAGTAAGCAAAACAAAAAAAGGAGCAAACCTTAAACGTTGGTTTAAAGAAAAATGGACCGACGAAAAAGGTAATGCCTGCGGATCTGCTAAGAACAAAAAAGTAAAGAAGTGCAGACCCTCGGTTAGAATATCAAAGTCTACACCTGTAGCATGGAACGAAATGAGTTCTTCTCAAAAGCGAAAAGCTGTATCAGAGAAGAAACGCACAGGTATGGGTAAGCGCACTTCATCTATTAAAAAGAAAAAATAACGCCATGACAGACGCAGAAAAAGAATTAAAAAGACTAAATGCTGAAAAACTAAAGAAAGTAGGGAGGAACTCTATAAAAGGTAAAATTCTTAAGGAAAAAAAGCCAAAGAATCCCTTACAACCGATCGGAGAATCACGTAGTGGCAACCCTATTCGTAGATTTTGTGGTGGTAAAAGTAAACCTTATTCAAGAAAAAAATAATATTATGGGAACAAAAGGAAAAACAGTAGTACCTGGGGCATTTAAAAAAATGGCAGGTAGATCAGCTACAATAGCACCACTTAAAAAAATGAGTGGATCAAAAAAACCTAACAAATCTAGCTACGGCGGTTACAATAAGTAATGGCACAGAAGCTATCTCCAGCGGCTCGTAAGAAAAAAGCGGCCCGTGACCTTGCATATGCTTTAACTCCCCGGCGTAGAGCTATGAAGGCGGAGACACAAAAGAAAAGACGCGATGCAATCAAGAAGGGGATAAATATAAAAGGTAAAGACTGGGATCACAACAAGAAAAAATTTGTTAGCGTTGCAGCTAATAGAGGTGGTCACGGTAAAGGAACTAAGAGATACAATACTACATGAAAGCAATACCATTAACAGCGAAGCATGCCACATGTACTTGTGCAGCGGATACTCCATTAACACGGAAGAAAAGCAAAGCACCATCTCGTAAAAAATCTAAAGGCTACTACGCTAAGGTTAAATCAGGCAGTGGCACGGGTGGTAAAGCTGGCGGTGGAATGACAGCTAAAGGTGTAGCTAAGTATAGAAAAGACAATCCAGGCAGCAAATTAAAAACTGCCGTAACAACGCCTCCCTCTAAACTTAAGAAAGGAAGCAAGGCAGCTAAAAGACGTAAAGGCTTTTGTGCTAGATCTAAATCATGGAAATCAGAGCGTGGTAAAGCAGCACGCCGTAAATGGAACTGCTAATATATATCTTATAAATTTTATTTAATTAAATCAAACTAAATGGCAATACAATTCGGATCCCCAAAGATAGTCAAAGAACTAAGCTTTAAGAAAGAAGCTAAAGACGGACTAATCTCAGGAATAAACAAATTAGCAGAAGCAGTAGGCAGCACACTAGGTGCGTCTGGTCGTACGGTAGTATTAGAAGATGACTTCGGTAACCCTCACGTTACAAAGGATGGTGTAACCGTAGCAAACTATATAAACCTAGAAGACCCGGTAGAGAACTTAGGTGTAACTATGCTTAAACAAGCATCTAGACAAACAGCATCAAAAGCTGGTGATGGTACAACAACCTCAACGGTATTAGCACAGTCGGTAATTAAAAATTACTTTGACTTAGATGCGGAGAAGTACTCGTTTCGTGATGTTAAAAACGGTATGCTTGCGTTTACTAAACTTACGGTAGATGCGCTTACTAAGAAAGGTGTAGATGTAGATGACAAACGATTAAATCATGTGTCGCGCATATCAGCCAATAACGATCCTCTACTTGGAGACTTTATTGCTGAAGCCTTTAAATTAGCTGGTGATAACGGTGTAGTTACAATGGAAACAAGTCCGAGTAATGAAACCTACATTGAAGCGGTTGATGGAACACACATTAAGTCCACAACCAAAAGTATGTATTTTCATACAAATAAAGAAAAAGAATTAAGTGAGCTAGATAAGCCACTTATATTTTTATGTTCGTCTGAAGTTTCAAACGTTAGACGCATACAAACAATATTAGAGTTTGCAATCAAGTCCAATCGAGCGTTGCTACTCATTGCCCCTTGCGATCAGCAGGTTGTATCGGCTCTTGCGATGAACCACGTAAAAGGCAATATTAAGTGCAATATTATTGATCCTCCATCATTCGGACTGAAACGGAAGGATGTACTTGATGATATTGCCCTTCTAACGGGTGCTACTGTTATTGATGAAGGTTTAGGAGACTCTCTAGATAATATCACCCCTGAAGTGTTAGGAAGAGCCGACAAGGCCATCATAGATAACGACGGGACTACTCTAGCTATTGCGGAAGCAGCGGAAGGAGTTAAGGAACGCGTAGAGTATTTACAGTCTCAATTAGACGAAGACGAACACCACGTTATGCGACCTCACTTAGAAAGTAGGTTAGCAATTTTAAACGGGGGTGTATCTATTGTTTATGTAGGTGGTGACACCGAAGTAGAGGTTTCTGAAAAGAAAGACCGAGTAGATGATGCTATACACGCAGTTCGTGCTGCTAAGAAGGAAGGAATACTTCCTGGAGGCGGTGCAGCGTTATGCTTTTTAGCGAACTCTTTAAAGGCTACAACAGCAAACAAAGGGGAAGAGATTGGTGTGGAAATTTTAAAAAGATCATTGCTTTCACCATTTAATAAGATTTTAACTAATGCAGGGCTAGATCCCGCAGATTATGAAACCTTAGATAAATGGGGAATAGGAGTAGACGTAACAGACGGGAAAACTAAAGACATGCGTAAAGCAGGTATTATTGATCCGGTGCTAGTTACTAAGTCTGCACTACAAAATGCAGTTTCGGTAGCAACAACTATTCTATCAACTGATTGTGTAATTTCAAATATTAGAGATTATGAAAGCAATAGGTAACTACATTATAATTTCCGAAATAAAGGAAAAAATTCAAAAAACAGAAGGTGGACTGCTTTTAGCAGAAAATCATAGAGAAGATATAAGATACCGCACTGCTGACGTTGAGTCAGTAGGTGTGCGTGTTGAAGGTATTGTAGAGGGCGACAAGATATACTATGACCGTATTGCTGGTCATAATATTGAGATTGAACAAAAAATATTTAAAGTTATACAAGAGCAAGATGTTATTATAGTGTTGTAATGGACAGAAATGACTTTTTAGAAAGAGGAGAACTTAAGGTTGATTTTCTTAAATATTATAGACTTGTTTCACGTTGGGCTTGTAAAGAAAATAATATGTCTATTTCAGATTTAGAATTGTTATTTTATCTAGATCCTATAAAATACTTTACAATAAAAGATTTTCAGAACGGTACAATGTATTATCATTGGGACCGTCAACGCTTTTACAGACTACAGAGAGAAGGCTGGGTAGAAAAGATACATAAAGGTAATGGTCGCTTAGGAGACCATAACAAATATAAAGTATCTCTTCGAGGCAAGAGGTTAATTAATAGGATATATAAGATATTAATATGTCAAGAAGAAATGCCTATTGACGCCAAACGAAGTGCCATAGGCAAACGTAAAACTTATGTAGATAAAGTATACGCAAACGCGATAGATAAATTTAACAAAGACAAATTATAAAATGGCTAGAATATCATCATACGGTATAGACAACACGGTCACTGGTACTGATAAGCTTTTAGGTACTGACTCGGTAACAGGACAGACTAAAAACTTTTCACTAAGTTCCTTTAACACACTAGTATCTGGTACTATAAATGTGCCTGGACAAGACGAAGTGGATTCTTACGTACACGAACAGAATTCTCCGTCTTCTGTATGGACAATAAATCATAATTTAAACAAGTATCCTTCAATAGTATTGGTGGACAGCGATGATGACGTGATTTATGGGGAAGTTAATTACGAGTCAAAGAACACAATACTAATAACTTTAAGTGCTGCAATATCAGGAAAGGCATTTTTAAACTAAAAACTCATGGCAATAAAACATTTATCTGATATTGATTTAAATAAAAATCAATTAAAGAAAGCAAGAATTCACGTAGAAACAAGTTCTTCTGCAACAGCCTTAACTACTCCGGTAGAAGGTCAAGTATATTATGATTCAACAGACAACGAATTACGTTTCTATGATGGCTCTGCTTGGTTAAGTGCTAAAAACACCGATATAAACGTAAACATAGATAATCTTAAAGCAAGATTACCTCAGATTGACGCTTCAGTTACCATAGGTAGTGGGGCAAGCGTACATACTACTACATCTGGTAATGCTAGTGTAGGCGTTGATTTAGCTGTAGCAGGTAATACAGTGCTAGGTGGTAATTTAACAGTTAACGGAACAACTACTACTGTTAACACTAATAACCTTAACGTTACTGATAATATAATTGTTTTAAATAATGGTCAGACAATTGCCGCACCAACCACCCTTAGAAGTGGTATTGAAGTAGAAAGAGGAACTGAGGCAAACACAGTACTGCATTGGAATGACAATATAGATCGTTGGGAAGTAACCAACGATGGGACAACCTATCACCCCCTAATTTACGATGTAACCAAAACCGGCGACGCATTAACCATAACAAAAACAAACGGTTCAGCAGATGTAGCAATTCGTTCTGCTTCAACGGCTCAAGATGGTATAGTTGAGCTAGCAACAGCTGCTGAAACAACAGCCGGAACTTCGGAAGCGCTAGCAGTTACTCCGCTTGGGGTAGCTACTGTTATCTCTGGCCGTACTTTTGCTTCTAGTATAGGTGGCGCAACAAGTGTAACAGTTACTCACGGTTTAGATACAAGAGACGTTATAGTGCAGCTTTACGATATAGCTACATTTGATACTGTTGTGGCCGATGTCGTTAGAACAAACGCGAACGCGGTAGATGTATCATTCACAACAGCTCCGTCTGCAAACGCTATAAGAGTGCTTGTGACTAAAATCTAATACATAAAATATGGCTAACAAATTTATAAGTTCGGTTGAAATAGACGGGTCGTTGACTCAGACAAAACACCGAGTGATAAAGCACACGGACGCTGTTCAAACACTTGCGGTTACAGTTGCTACTAAAACAGCATCACACCCAGAACATAACAACGGGAGTAGCGCAGGATTTGTTATAGATGGCGTTGAAGGAGCATACTTAGAATTTACGCCTGGTATTACGTATAAGTTTGACCAATCAGATAGTTCTAATGCTAATCATCCTCTTAGGTTTTATTCAGATGCAGACAAGACAACAGCGTATAGTACGCTAGTAACCACATCGGGAACGCCTGGGAATGCGGGAGCTTATAGTCAGATAATCCCAGACGTGAATACTCCCCCTATTTTATTTTACCAGTGTAGTGCACATGCTCGCATGGGTAGTTATATGAAATTTGGAACTGGTACTGTTGGTGATACATATTCTATTGACGTTACACAAGACGGTAATAATGTAGATTTAAAATTAGATGCTGCGAGTGGTACAGATTCTACAGTACAACTTACCGCAGGTTCTAATGTAACACTTACTAGAAATAACGCAAATGCGGTTACTATAGCGGCGGCTGCGGGGTTGGCTGGAATAACAGTACAGGAAGAGGGCATTCTAGTTGGACCTCTTGCAACAACATTGAATTTTACAGGTTCTGCAATAACTGCTACTGGTACGGGAGCTACTAAAACAATTAATGTAACAGGTGGCGCTATAACAGTACAAGAAGAAGGTACTGCTTTATCTACTGCAGCGACTACAATAAATTTTGTAGGCACAGGAGTTACAGCTACTGGTACGGGAACAACAAAAACTATTACCGTAACAGGCGGTGGTGGTGGTGGAGGAAGTTCATCTTTCTATAAAGATACTTTTAATGGTAACGGATCCGCTACTGGCTTTGTTTTAGCAAATTCGGTATCTAATGAAAATTTAACACAAATATATATAAACGGTGTATACCAGTCTAAAGACAACTACACCGTAAACGGTACAGGTATAACATTTTCAACTGCGCCTCCATCGGGCACAAATAACATAGAGGTTATTTCAGTGGGGTCTATCGCTGTATCGGATGGGGGTACGCTAACTAAAGATAACTTTACGGGTAACGGCAGTACAACCGCATTTCCTTTAAGCGTTACACCAGCATCTGAAGATTTAACAAATGTATTTCTTCAAGGTGTTTATCAAGACAAATCTACATATTCATTATCTGGAAATGTTTTGACTTTTTCTACAGCACCCCAAAATGGATATACATTTGATGTAATGTCTCAGACCGCTACTAATTTGTCTCAAGCTACTTATCTGGCAAGCGACAATTTTGCAGGCACGGGCTCACAAACTTCATTTACTCTTGTAAATGGAACGCCTTCTAATAAAGCTTTTACTATGGTGTTCCTTTCTGGTGTATATCAACAGAAGGCCACATACAGTTTAACAAGTGGAGCAATTGTATTTAGCACAGCCCCTAGCAGTAGTGATACAGTAGAAGTTGTTTCTATGGGTAACGGAGCTCTTGTTGGCGCATCAATAAACGATGCTAATAGTGCAAGATACAACGTAAGTGTTATAAACAGTAATACCACAGCATCTGCTGGATCAGTTTATGTATTTACAGCTAATTTAAATTTAACACTACCAGCAAATCCTTCTACAGGGGAGAGTATTAAGATCTCTAATAGATCAGCGGTGACTACATGCCAGCTTTTACGAAACGGAAGTAGAATACTAGGAGCAGCAGCGGATTTAACATTAGATACAGCATCCTCAAGTTTTGAACTAGTATATACAGATTCGACTAATGGTTGGGTAATAATAGGATCATAATATGGCAAATCTTTCAGACAGTTTCCCTGCAGCCGCAGGCAGTAACATTTTAGAAGCCATAAGCGGAACTTGCGATGGTAGAGCTATTGAGGTGATGTCGGGAACTTACACACTTGGTAATGTAACAGCCTACCAAAATTTAAGCACTTCGTATGTAGATGTAACGGGCAGTTCAATAGCATATACCCCACCCTCGGATGCAAATCATGTACTGTACAAGTTTGATTTTGAATGGGATTCTATTGCTTCCTCAGGTATATCACATTTTAAATTAATTATTGATGGCACAGAAGTTGTTCCAGCTTATAAATGCATTTCTAGTAACTACTCAGGTAACCACGGGCATAATCATGCACATCACATGGAAAGTATGTTTTATAACTTTGATTTGGCAGCCAGTTCAGATGATGCAGCAAACGGTAAGTTTGCAAGTTGGACAACAGCAAAAACTATAAAAGTACAAGCTAGGGAATATAGTGGCACTTATCAAGCAGCAGTGCACCATAATGCTTATTACTCAACATATGGCACTAGTCAATACACAAAACCTTCATTAACGGTAAAAGCTTATTCATAATGGCAAATTTAACAGATTATTTTCCAGCTCCAGCGTCAAATACAATTCTGGAGATGTTTTCAGCACCAGCAGATGGTAGAGCCGTAACTGTCTCTTCTGGTAGCTATACCATGGGAAATGTCACAGCCTTGCAAGCTTTAACAACCTCTTTTGCAGATGTTACAGGAAGTACTATATCATATAAACCCCCATCTGGGGCTAAATGGGTTAATTACAGGTTTGACTTTCAATACAGAGCAGTTTCGAACAGTGGTATTTTAGGTCTCAGATTGCTTTTAGACGGTACAGTTGTTACAGCAGCTAGTAGGGGTATGGCAACAAACTATTCCAACCAAGGATACGCAGAAGGTAATTTTCCTGGTTTTGTAGAATATGTTTTTGATCTAACAAAAAGCACAACTAACCTTGCCGCTGGGCAAATTTTAGCATCCGCTTGGACAAGTAATAAAATAATTAAGGTACAAGGGAGAGAATACGCCAGCACTTATCAAGTTAATCTTCATAATAATAAATATGAGGATGGTGCTGGTTCTTCAGGTAATGAGGTATATGCAAAACCAATTATAACAATAACTTCTTATTCGTAATGGCAAACTTAACAGATTATTTCCCTGCAGCAGCAGGCAGTAACTTATTAGAAGAAATACAGTGTGTACCTGATGGGCGCAGTATAACTGTTGGTTCAGGAACCTATACTATGCAAAACGTAACTGGAACACAGGCTTTAAACGTTTCGTACACCGAAGTTACAGGGTCTAAAGTAGACTACACACCACCCTCTGGCACTAAATACATAAAATATGAATATCTTGTTCACATAGATCCAGTCCCTAATAGTAACTATGGTATATCACATTACAGAATATATGTAGACGGGAGTGACGTAACAGAAGCGATGAAAACTTATGCTCACCAAGCTTATACAACTTATGGTTATGCAAATCAAATGATGACCATTAATTATGTTTTTGATTTAACAGCAAGCACTACTGATGCAGCCTCGGGTAAATTCTCAGGGTGGACTGCAGCTAAAGAAATATGTGTGAAAGCAAGAACATACTCCAGTACGTACCAAGTAGAGCTTAACGGTAATATATGGCGAGATGGTGGAGGTGCAACAGGTAATTTTCTATGGAATAGACCTTTATTAACAATACAGGCACTATCCTAATATAACCTTAATAAAAAATATAATGGCAAACACATATACATATAGCGTTACGTCTTTAAAAAAGGCAGATGAAGTTTATCCTAGCATAGTGAAAAGTGCTGTAATAAACGTTACTGCTTCTGATGGAACAAACCAAGCAAGTATTGAAACTGAGGTTCGATTGGGGCCTGAGCCACAACATCCTGATCCATTTACAGAGTATGCAGATTTAACAGAGCAAGAAGTAATAAACTGGACTATTAACGATCCTATATTATTAATGATACCAAAAGAATTAGATAAAAAATTAATTGAGTTATCACAAGACTCTGTTGATTCTAATTTTCCCTGGTCATGATAGGTATAACCCAATTACTTAATAGTAATTTAGATCCCCCTGCACACGATGGTCAATCAGAATCAAGTGCTTATATATCTTACGAACAAGTAGCAGCGGACAGCGGCTCAAATGGTCTCAGGTGGTTCAATGATGGAACAAGAACTAGACAGATGTATTTCGATATTGATGGATCAGAAAATGGAACCAGTACAGCTGGATGGGCTAGATGGGATAGTAATATAGGAGGCCAATATGAAGGGGGCCAATGTATCTTAGCAGATACAGGAATTACTAGTGCTGGACTATTATCAATAAGAGCAGGAAATTATCCTACTGGAATTTATGCTGGACAAAGTGACCAAAGTAGTAGTCACGGTGGGTGTGGTATAGGTGGAGGTAATTATGTTAGAGCGAACAAAATAGCTTTTAGTGATATATATTTCCCAGGACACACGGGATATTATAAAAGCAATAATTTTTACGTTTACTCTTCTCCTATTACGTTGAGTGGTGCGTTTACAAGGTATACATCCACACATTATCCAGGTACATACCCTTTGCCTTCAGCCACAACTCCTGCAAATGACTTGTATATGAATAGTACATCTTCTCCAAACCCGGATTCAAGTTATGTCGCGGCAAACAAGAGCAATTATGGAATAAAAAACGGTTACGTTTATCACCTCAACGGAGATACAGATAAACTTTTTCACTGGGGACAAATAAATTATAGTACAACAAATAGCAAAGTTCAAATGAAAGTTTGGTTTAAATTTTAAAATATGGCAACAACAAAAATAACTTCAAGTGTAATATCGGATGAATTCCAGACAGCTCACTCTTTAACAGCCGGTGCCACTATAGATTTAGATTTTAATTCTGCACAGGTATTTACTTTAGTACCAAATCAAAACACTACTTTCACTTTTAGTGATTTTGCTATTGGTATGGTAAAGATTTTAAGAATTAATGGTACAGGAGCATCTAAAACATTAACATTTCCAGGAACTTCTTTCCTTTTAGGCGGAGCTTATGATGATACTGCTAATGTTAAAAATTTTATACAAATAGTATGTACAAATGATACCAATACAGGTGAATTTTTTCATACTATATCACAACCTAGTTAATTATGGCACAAACTAAATACAGAGGAGGACAACTCGGAGATGAGTTTACTACAGCAGCATCGTTAACTCAATCTTCAGGTACAGTAAATATAGATTGGTCTGCGAGCCAAATATTTAACTTTACGGCAACTGAAAATATTACGCTTAACATGCAGAACGTCATTCCTGGTATTACAAAAGTAATAGTAGTAGTGGGGGAAGGTCAAAGTAATACACTAGCGTTTAATGTTGGAGGGAGTTCAGGCACTTTTAATAAATTAAGTGGAGATTACGACGATACCGGTGCGGCCAAAAACTTTATACAAGTTACATGCATAAGCGCTACTGAATTTTGGTATTCAATATCACAAATAGCTACATAATATGTTTGGACAATTACATCAAATCAAGGCTGCTGGTGGAGGGGGAGGACCTGATGCAGTGATAAACAACTCCTGGAGAGCATGGGATTCAGCCTCGTTTACTAATGGGGGAACCTCATGTAACGATGTAATAAATGGATTGACATTAGGTCCTTATGGCCTAAGCGGAAACCCCGCTGCTTTTTTCTATGGCTCTTATAGCAACACAGCTGGAAACAAGTTTTGGACTATGAATGGTGGGGGATCTCACGCTAGAAGAGCTGGTTTTACTAGACCTACAGAATTTAGTGTATCATATTGGGGTAAAAAACCAAATAACCCAGGGTTTAATTCAGAAAGAGGAATATGGGCTTTTAATGCTTTTGGCACCAATTCAATAAGATTAACTCGTAGAAATAATGCTAACACGCAATCACTTAGAGTATATTCAGGAAATTCAGTAGTAGCTACTTTTGCTGATGGAATTAATCTTAATACGTGGTATAATATAACAACAACATTTAGTGCAAATACAGTAAAGACTTATGTAGGCGTGCAAGGTGGCTCAGCAACAACTCTAGTAAACGAAACTACGATAGGAGGTACTTTTCCAACAGGAATAACAAATAATGGGGCTTCTGGTTTTTGGATAGGTTGTTCTCCTGGCTATACAGACTGGTTGACAGATAGCTGGTCAAGTCTTAGTATATATGATGGGGTTATGCCACAATCACAAATAGATACTATAGTTTCTAACGGATACCAACAATAATATGTCTAAAAAAAAATTTAAAGACACTGACGTTGGGAAATTTCTACTACAGAAAATTCCTAGCGTTGTAGGTGCCATAGCAGGGGACACCCCCGTAGGTAATGTTATAAAAGCCATTATTGGTGGATCGGACATGCCCGCAAAAGATAAAGAGATTGCTCTTAAAAAGTTAGAGCAAGAGATACATGAGTTTGACGGTATAACCAAACGTTGGGTAGCAGACTCCAGGAGTGGATCCTGGTTAGCTTCTAATGTCCGTCCACTTACACTAGTCTTTCTTACAGTCGCATTTGTTGCTGGCTGGGGACTACAACTTGAATCGCTAGAAACGGTCAAGGAATTATTAACTATCGTTTTTATAGGTTACTTCGGTTCTCGAGGTGCTGAAAAAATAATGGGAGACAACAAGCATAAATGACATTCACAGATTTAAAAGTATACGGATTGAATTCAACGGCATTAGTTGCTAGCACGCAGGAAGTAGGTATAACGCCAATGTTACAGGCCGCGGTATTGATATTAACTATAATTTATACCAGTATAAATATATATAAAAAAATATGTAATAAATGAAATTAAAATACTTCAACGACAAAGATGATTTTAAGGGCAACATGGATAAAATGGATCCCCTTTTATTAGGTAAGCTGGACGCTTTAAGAAAAGAATATGGGTTTCCCATAATTATAAATTCTTCTTATAGAGCACCAGAACACCCTATAGAAGCTGCCAAAGCTAAACCAGGCGAACACGCTCATGGTGCAGCTGTAGACATAAAGTGCGTTGGAGGTGAGGCTACTTTTTTATTGGTTAAAGCAGCCATTAAAATAGGGTTTACTAGAATAGGAATTTCCAGAAAAAGTGGGTTTATACATTTAGGTATTGGTTATCCGGGTGCACCATCCACTACTATATGGACATATTAAAATAAATTTAATGAAATTAATTAGAAAAATAAGCGTTGGCCAAGACTATAAGAACGAGGCTATGCACTATGCCGTTGGGCAAGAAGTTTACGGGGGTCACAAAATATGTGATATACTAGAAGAAGATGGGTCTTACAATATATACATTGAAAAGAAAGGAGCACAACTGCCTTGGAAAAACTTCAATAAAAACATGGCCATATCAATAGAATACAATTTAGATTATTAAATGAGATCACTATACAATTATATTATATCAACAAATAGCCGATACGATAATAAAGTGTCTGTTGGCAGCAAAGAGTTAATTCTTAACACAGAAATAACAGAAAGAGATTATTTGTTCGTTAACAGAATAGGTACTGTAATTAACGCACCTATAAATATAAAAACACCTATAGAATCCGGAAACGAGGTTATTGTACATCACAATGTATTTCGTAGATGGTATGACGTTAGGGGAAACGAACGTAACTCGGGTAACTATATAAAAGAAGATACATACACAGTTTCTGAAGAGCAAATATTTGCATACAAGCAAAACGGTAAATGGCATTGTCCTATACAGTATTGTTTTGTGGAGCCTTTAGAAAACAAAGACGTATGGAGCACCGATAGCGAACAAAAGCTAATAGGAAAGCTTACATATACAAATGACTACTTAAGCTCCTTAGGATTGTCCTGTGGAGACGTGGTTGGGTTTACACCTAATTCGGAATATGAGTTTAACATAGAAGATAAAAAATTATATAGAATTTTATCAAAAGACATTACTATCAACTATGGACATAAAGAAAACAAAACTACTACTACTTGAAGCCGCTGAAAATTCAATCAACGAGCTTATAAAAGTAATGAATAAAAAAATGAACTCTGACGAGATAGATCCTGAAAAGGTTAAAGTATCTGCTTCAGCTTATAGACTTGCAATGGATGACGCAATGGCTATGATAGATAAAGTAGAAGAGCTTACAGCTACAGGCAAGAGTAACAAAGACACTAACAATGATTTTTTTGGTGTTGAATCTCAAGTTAAATAATGTATAAACAACATTTATACTCGGTACAAACATCTCACTTACAACAAAAGTATGTTAAAAAATTAAATAAATCCAAGTCATTCAAATATGGATTTAATGAAGATTTAGACTGCATCGTTATAAGTAAGAACGGACAGATAGGTGAAATATATGCTATACAAGGTTTAAAAATTGCATTACCACCTGAACCAAAACAAATTGAATCTAATAGCAATGTTCCAGAGGAACAAGTTTTCACACGGACTAAGAAACCTGAGACGCTTGATAAAATAAAAACATTATATGATTTTAAAAAGTATCCAGAAAACATTAAAGAAAAGTACTACGATTATATTAGTAATGAGTATAATAAGCGTAGTGATGGTCACTGGTTCATGTGCAACGGTGAAGCTCAATACATTACCGGTTCGCACTATATCTACCTCAACTGGACTAAGATTGACATTGGGTTACCCGACTTTCGACAAGCAAATAGGATATTATACTTATTCTGGGAGGCATGTTGTGCAGACTCGAGAAGTTATGGAATGTGTTACCTTAAGAATAGAAGGTCCGGGTTTAGCTTCATGGCAAGCTCAGAGACTGTTAACCAGGCTACATTATCTAGAGACTCTAGATTTGGGATCTTATCAAAGTCAGGTGGAGATGCTAAAAAGATGTTTACGGACAAAGTTGTACCAATATCAACAAATTACCCATTCTTTTTTAAACCAACACAGGACGGAATGGAACGTCCAAAGACGGAGTTATCATACAAGGTACCGTCAAAGAGACTCACTCGCAACTCCATTAAGGAGAACGCAGATGAGACCGACCAGCTCGGCCTTGACACCACGATCGACTGGAAGAACACAGGGGACAACTCGTATGATGGAGAGAAACTCAAGCTCCTCGTCCACGATGAATCGGGTAAATGGGAGAGACCGGACAACATCCTCAACAACTGGAGGGTTACGAAAACGTGTCTTAGGCTCGGAGCAAGAATAGTTGGTAAATGCATGATGGGTTCAACCTCTAATGCAATTAAAAAAGGCGGTGGGAATTTTAAAAAACTATATTATGATTCAGACGTCAACAAGCGAAATCGCAATGGGCAGACTGCTAGTGGATTATATTCTTTGTTCATACCTATGGAATGGAACTTCGAGGGATTCATTAATAAATATGGATTTCCTGTCTTCGATAATCCTGAAAAGCCAGTTGAAGGAATCGACGGAGAGCTTATCTACTCTGGAGTTATCGAGCATTGGGAGAATGAAGCAGATGGACTTAGAGATAACAACGATGGATTAAATGAATACTACAGACAGTTTCCAAGAACAGAGAAGCACGCTTTCAGAGATGAAATAGCAAAGTCTTTATTTAATCTTAATAAGATATACGAACAAACTGATTTTAATGAAGACCTAACCAAAGAGGGTTATGTAACTACTGGATCGTTTAATTGGAAAAATGGAGTTAAAGATTCTGAAGTACAATTTTCACCAAATAAGAACGGAAGGTTTAGGTTATCTTGGATACCTCCTGTAAGTATGCAAAACAATATTGTTATAAAGAACGGTATAAAATATCCTGGTAATAAAGACATGGGTGCTTTCGGCTGTGATAGTTATGATATTAGTGGTACGACTGATGGCAGTGGGTCTAATGGGGCACTACATGGGTTAACCGCTTATAGTATGCTAGCAGAAGTTCCCTCAAGCCAATTTTTTTTAGAATACATAGCGAGACCACAAACAGCTGAAATATTTTTTGAAGATGTTCTAATGGCAATGATATTTTATGGAATGCCTATATTAGCAGAAAACAATAAGCCTAGATTATTATATCATATTAAAAGACGGGGTTACCGAGGCTACTCAATGAATAGACCCGACAAAGCACGCAGCAAATTATCTGTTACTGAAAAAGAATTAGGTGGTATACCAAACTCTTCTGAAGATATAAAACAGGCTCATGCTGCTGCAATTGAAAGTTATATAGAAGACCACGTTGGCTTAAAAGAATCTGGTGACTATGGGAAAATGTATTTCCAAAGAACATTAGAAGATTGGGCGGGGTTTGATATTAATAATAGGACAAAGTTTGATGCGTCTATAAGTTCAGGATTAGCTATAATGGCTTGTCAAAGACATTTGTATGCATCAAAAACAACTAGAGAAGTTAAAAAAATTGATTTTGGTTTTTCTAAATATAATAACACAGGATCAAATAGTAAAATAATAAAATAGAAATGGCAGAAGCTACAGGACAAGTTACCCAATTTCCCAGCCAATCGGTTGATGATGCTACGAAAGCTAGCATGGACTACGGAATGGAAGTGGCGCGAGGTATCCAGAACGAATGGTTTAGAAAATCATCCGGTACAGGGAGGTTTGCACAAAATCAAAGAGACTTTCACAAGTTAAGATTATATGCTAGAGGCGAGCAATCAGTCCAAAAGTATAAAGATGAATTTTCAGTAAATGGAGATCTGTCGTATTTAAACTTAGATTGGACTCCAGTACCAATAATCCCTAAATTTGTGGATATAGTGGTAAACGGAATGCAAGATAGATTATTTAAAATAAAAGCCTTTGCGCAAGATCCAACTTCTGTAAAAGAAAGAACTGACTACGTGGACTCTGTTCAAGAAGATATATTAGCTGAGGACTTTATTGAAAATATGAACTCTAAATTAGGTATTGATACCAGAAATGAAAAAGCACCTGGTACCCCTAAGACTACAGAGGAACTAGAGCTTCACATGCAAATTGGTTACAAGCCTTCTATAGAGATTGCTCACGAGCAAGCTATGGATAATGTTTTTCAAAGAAATAACTATCCTGAATTAAAGAAAAGACTAGATTATGACCAAGCGGTTTTAGGAATTGCGTGCGCAAAACATACATTCAATAACACCGATGGAATCAAATTAGAATACGTAGACCCTTCTAATTTAGTTTATTCATACACAGAAGATCCGAATTTTGAGGACGTATACTATTTTGGTGAAATAAAACAAATTAAAACAAACGAACTTAAAAAAGAATTTCCAGGATTATCTAATGAAAAATTTGCTGAAATTGTAAAAACCTCATCAAATTACAAGAATTACGACTATTCTAATAATGATGCAAGTAACGAGTCAGACTCAAACACTGTGACTGTTATGTACTTTAACTGGAAAAGTTGGGAAAAAAGTGTTTACAAAATAAAAGAAACTTCTACAGGAGCAAGTAAAGCAATTAAAAAAGACGATAAATTTGATCCACCAAAAGATCAAAGAACACGTTTTGAAAAAGTTGCAATGGCAAGAGAGGTTATATACGAAGGCGTAATGGCTTTAGGCTCTAATGAACTTCTTAAATGGGAGAAAGCTAGCAATATGGTTCGACCAGATGCTAATGCTAGTATGGTTATGATGAACTACGTAGTCTCTGCCCCTAGAATGTATAAGGGTAAAATATCTAGTTTAGTTGGTAGAATGATTACTTATGCTGATTTAATTCAATTAACGCATTTAAAGTTACAACAAACAATACAAAGAATGACACCATCAGGTGTTTATCTAGATGCTGATGGATTGGCTGAAATTGATTTAGGTAATGGTACTAACTATAATCCTCAGGAAGCATTAAATATGTATTTCCAAACAGGATCTGTTATTGGTAGATCAATGACAGTGGATGGGGAAATGAATGCTGGTAAAGTACCTATACAAGAATTGCCAGGAGGTGGTGGACAACAATCACAGATGCTTATTCAGGCTTACAATTACTATCTTAACATGATACGAGATGTGACCGGTTTGAATGAGGCTAGAGATGGTTCTGACCCCGATCAATATGCTTTACTAGGTGTACAAAAACTAGCTGCTGCTAATTCTAATACTGCAACTAGGCATATATTGCATAGTTCACTATATATAACAGCTACTTTAGCTGAAGCTATATCTGTTAGAATTAAAGACGTGTTAGAGTTCCACCCTCAAAGAGAAGCTTTTATAGGAGGTATTGGAAGGTTTAGTGTAGGAGCTTTACAAGAGCTTAATACTTTGTATTTGCACGACTTTGGTATATTTTTAGAACTAGAACCAGATCAAGACGAAAAGCAACTAGTAGAAAATAATATACAAATAGCATTATCTAAAGATCAAATACACTTAGAAGACGTTATTGACATACGTCGTATTAAAAATGTTAAATTAGCTAATGAATTATTAAAGCATAGAAGAAACAAAAAAATTGAATCTGATCAAGCAAGAGCAGAAGCAAATATTAAAGCGCAATCAGAGGCTAATGGTAAAGCTGCACAAACCGCTGAAATGGCTAAAGCTCAGGCTGAGCAAATAAAGGCTCAATCAAAAGTTCAAGTGTTGGAGGCTCAAACTAACTTTGATATTAAAAAAGTAGAGCATGAAGCAATCACTAAACGTGAGCTTATGAAATACGAGTTTGAACTCAATGTAAAATTAAAAGAAATGGAACTCCAGGCTAAAAAAGAAATAGCTGGAGGTAAACTTACTGATTCGGATATAATGGGCCCACCATCATCCGCGGCACCACAAAAGTCTTTTGAATCAAAAGGTAACGACGTGCTAGGAGATATTGATATGAGTAGATTTGGTCCAAGTTAAAAAAATTACTAATTATTATATATTATTAAATTATGAGTGAATGGAAAATTAAAGGTGCTGTTGATAGTGAAGAAACTAAATCAGCACAAGAACAAGAACAAGCGGTACTAGATACTGCTGTAGAAAAGGGTGAGATCGCCCCTGAGTCTGCTGGTAAAAATGAAGATGAAGTCCCGGTAATAAACCTAGACGAAGTTAACAAGCAAGACGAACCGGTAAAAGAGGAAGAAGCTGTTGAAACAGAAGTAGCTCCTACTCCTGAAGAAGATACAAAGGTAGAAGACACCCCTTTGGAGCTGGTAACTGATGAAGAAGAAATACAACCACAGGATGACAGTCCTAAAGTAGATCAAAGAGCTGCAGAAAGGAATGCACAACCCGAAATTGAATTACCTGAAAATGTAGATAAGCTAGTAAAGTTTATGCAGGAAACAGGTGGTACTGTAGAAGATTATGTAAACCTCAACAGAGATATTTCCGCTTATGAAGATGGAGATGTATTAAGAGAATATTATAAACAAGCAAAACCTTGGGATAGTCAAGACATTAATGAATACATGGAAGACCAGTTCACTTATGACGACGATGATGACCCAAGAGAAATTCGCTCTAAGAAAAGAGCGTTCAAAGAAGAGTTATTCAATGCTAGAAAGTATTTAGAAGGAAACAAAGAGAAATATTATGCAGATCTCAAGTTGAGTCAGCAAAAAGATATTCCTCAGGAGTACCAAGAAGCTTTACAGCATTATGACACATATAAACAGAACACTGAATCAAGTGCACAATTAACACAAACTTTTTTACAAAAAACTGATCAAGTTTTTAGTGAATCTTTTAAAGGTTTTGATTTTCAAGTTGGAGACAATAAATACCGATATAAGGTTCCAAACGTAGCTGATACAAAAGACCAGCAATCAGACATTAATAATTTTGTATCAAAGTTTCTTGGAGACGATGGGTCTATTAGTGATGCCAAAGGATACCATAAAGCACTGTTTACTGCGCGAAATGCAGATAAACTAGCTGAACATTTTTATGAGCAAGGCCGTGCCGATGCTCTGCGCAATTCCGCTAAGGAGGCTAAAAATATTAATATGGATCCTAGAAAAGAAGGCGTTATTAAAACCAATAGTGGACAAAAATTTAAAGTTGTATCAGGCGATTCTAGTTCTAAATTACGAATGAAACTTAAACAATAAAAAAATTAAAAAATGGCTATTACAAGTGGAATTAACAATTTAGTACCTTCTCCAACGAAAGGTTCTTTATTCCAAAACAACTACATTACAGACTTTAACTTTACGAAGCAATTCTTGCCTGACGTATACGAAAAAGAAGCTGAGATCTACGGAAATCGTTCTATCTCTTCTTTCTTACGTATGGTTTCAGCTGAGATGCCTTCTACGTCTGATGAAATTCGTTGGGTAGAGCAAGGAAGACTACACGTAGCATACAATGCTGTAACATTAACCATTGCAACAGGTGTGTTTGTGGTAACGCACCCTGCTAACCCTGATGGGACTGCATTTCCTGCTTCAGGAGCTGCTGCTATCCGCGCAGGACAAACTATCATGGTACAAGGTAAAACTGGAGGCGGTGCTGTTACTGGACCGGTACTTAAAGGAGTAGTGGTTACTGCTGGAAGTGCAGAAGCTGGTTCAACTAGTAAATTTACTGCACACTGTTACTCAGCTACAACATGGGCTGCAACAGGATTTGATGCATCTAACGGTGTTAACGTATTAGTTTACGGTTCTGAATTTGCAAAAGGAACAGCTGGTATGGAAGGTGCAATCGAATCTGATTACAGTTCATACACTAACAAACCAATCATCTTAAAAGATAACTACCAAGTAAGCGGTTCTGACACAGCTCAGATCGGTTGGATTGAAGTTGCTTCTGAGAATGGTGCAAGCGGATACCTATGGTACTTAAAATCTGAGCACGAAACTCGTCAACGATTTGAAGACTACCTAGAGATGTCTATGGTTGAATCAGTTAAGAAAGGCGCATCAGTTCACGCAAACTTCCCAGGAAGTATTACTGGATCTGAAGGTTTCTTCGCGGCTCTTGAGTCTAGAGGAAATGTTTATACTGATCTTGCTGCTGATGCTGATACTATCGCTAGTTTCGATACTATCCTTAAGCAATTAGATAAAAACGGTGCTATAGAAGAAAATATGCTATACACAAACCGAGCTTTATCTTTAGCAATTGATGATGGTTTAGCTGCTAAAAATTCTTACGGTTCTGGTGGTACTTCTTACGGAGTATTCAACAACTCTGAGGATATGGCTTTAAACTTAGGATTTAGTGGATTCCGTCGTGGATCTTACGATTTCTATAAGACTGACTGGAAATACTTAAATGACTTCGGAACACGTGGTCAATTTGGAGATATTGAAGGAGCTCTTATCCCTGCAGGAACATCTACTGTGTATGACCAAGACCTTGGTAAAAACATCAAGCGTCCATTCTTACACATACGTTATAGATCTTCTGAAACAGATGACAGAAAAATGAAAACTTGGATTACGGGATCTGTTGGTGGTGCTTACACTTCTGACATTGACGAAATGAGAGTTAATTTCTTATCTGAAAGATGTTTAATTACGCAAGGAGCTAATAACTTCTTCTTATTGAAAGACTAATTATTAATATAGCCCTCACTTCGGTGGGGGTTATTTTATTTTATTAAATTATATTATGAAAAATTGGGAATTAAAAGATAGGTCTTATGTCCTATCCGGTGGAATGAGTCCACTAACATACAAAATACGGAGTGTTGGAATGCTTTGGTTTGATGAAGATAAAAAAATCAACCGAGAATTGCGTTACGCGCCTAATCAAAAATCACTATTTGTAGACGAACAAGATGACCGAGTTCAGATAGAACATGTTATCTTTGAGAATGGAGCACTTTATGTACCACGTACTAATGTGGTATTACAACAGTTGTTATCTAATTATCATCCTGAAGCTGGAAAAGTTTGGGAAGAGATTGACGAACTACAAGAAGCTGTTGATGATATTGATCAAATTGAATTAGAATTAGAAGCACTAAAACTAGTTCAAGAATTAGAGATTGAACACTTAGAAGCTATCCTTAGGACTGAATTAGGTTCTGAAGTAACTACTATGTCTTCAAAAGAAATTAAACGTGATTGTTATTTATTTGCAAAAAACAATCCAGGCTTATTCACAGAAATTGCTAACGACGAAGATATAAAACTTCGTAACTTAGCTAACAGAAGTGTTGAGAATGGTGTAGTTAATTTAGCAGATGACAACACGACATTTAAATGGGCTAAAACAGGTAAAAAGATTTTAACTGTGCCATTTGATGAACATCCATATACAGCGTTTGCTAGATTCTTAAAAACAGATGATGGTATAAACGTTATGAAAGCTATCGAAAAGAAGCTTGCATAAAACAATAGGTTGTGGTTATTCGTTTAACCATAACCAACTAATTAATAAAACAAACCAATGGTAAGTATAGACAATGTTTATAAAACAGTATTAAATATACTGAACAAAGAAAATAGAGGTTATATAGTACCGAGAGAATTTAATACTCTTGCTAACCAAGCTCAAAATGAAATTTTTGAAGGTTACTTTTCTTTAAGGAACTTTGCAGCTTCTAACGATTCAGATTATTCTAATATAAAAAGAAATGTTGAAGAAAAAATAGCTTTATTTGAAAATGAAGAAACTGTTGCTGTTGGTAGTTTTTCAAATGCAGCAGGTAACACTACCGCTAGTTACTACGCATATCCGTCTAATTTTTATAGACTAGGTACAGTGTCTGCTGGAGGGATTCACGTATCTGAGGTGTCTAACAAGGACTTACTATATATAAACAGAGCGCCTTTAACAAAACCTACGGTAAAAAATCCTGTTTACGCTAGACACGAGGCAGGTATAGTTTTACACCCAGTTACAGGAATATCTAATGTGCTAATAAACTACGTTAGAAAGCCAATCGAGCCACAATGGATAGGTGGTACTCAATCGGGGCAAGTCATACCTAATACAAGTGCATCGGGTTATCAAAACTTTGAATTACACCCATCTGAAGAACACGAACTTGTAGTTAAGGTATTAGCATATGCTGGTGTAATCATAAGATCACCTGAAATAACCCAAGTAGCAGCAGCAAAAGATCAACAAATAACTCAATCTGAACGATAATGGCAGAATCTAGGAATATATATACTGAGCAAGCATACCACGCAGACTTTGAAGCAGATGCTGGAAACACACCGGCTGATTTTAAAGGATTAGGATACTACAAAAGAACAAGTCTTGAAGATATTATAAATAACTTTATTGTAGCATACATAGGTGAAGACAAGGTTTTAACTAAAGTACCCGAGTATGAGGTAGCTTTTTGGGCTCAAAGAGCTATTCAAGAATTTAGCTACGACATCTTGCACTCTGAAAAAAGTGTTGAAATTGAGCTTGGAGCTGCATTGCAGTTTCCATTACCTCAAGACTATGTGAATTATGTTAAAATTTCAGTAGTTGGTGATGACGGGGTAAAAAGAACATTACTGCCAAGCAGAACATCTAACAACCCAACAGCTATATTACAAGATGCAGATTTCTCTTATTTATATGATAGTTCTGGAAATGTTCAAAAAGCTGCAAAATCTACAACAGCTAAAAGATTTCAGGATCCTAATAACCCCTCGAATACATCGGCGTTAGCCCAAGATTATTATCATACTAACTATAATGATGATAATTTTGCATACTTTAATAAAAGATTTGGATCTAATCCGGAAGACATGTCCAGATCAGGCACATATTTTATTGATAATGTTAAGGGTATAATATTTTTTAATGGAACCTTTGCGGGTATTGCTAGAGGTGAGGCATCTCCAGTTGTTTTAGACTACATTTCTGATGGCTTATCTGACAATGGAGATCTAAGTAAGGTGTTAGTGCCAAAACTAGCTGAGGAGGCTTTATATGCGCAAATGCTATACAACTTGGCAAAGCTTAGACCGGCTACAGCACAATTAGCTCCATTCTATAAAAAAGAGGCTAGTGCAAAAACACGTAATACTAAAATAAGACTATCTAATTATAAGTCTGAAGAAATGGTACAAGTGTTGAGAGGAAAATCAAAATGGATAAAACACTAAACATATACCTTTTGCTATATTTATGCAATATATATTATATAAATGCAATATATGCAATTAAATGTAGTTTTTAATAAAAATAATTCAAATGGCACAAAGTAAAAGAAACTTTCAGTCCGCTCAAATGAACAAGGACCTTGATGACAGATTAGTCCCTCCTGGCTCTTATAGAGACGCTTTAAACGTTAGCGTTGCTTTTTCTGAAGACGGCAATGTAGGGGCTTTAGAAAACCTAAAAGGTAATGAGTTATTACTAACTCAAAACATAACAGGTCTTAGTGCTGCTTCTAATCCAAATGCAGAAGTAATTGGCAGTATAGCTCATCCTGAAGAAGATAAAATTTACTATTTTGTAACAGGAGATAATACTGATGGTATATTTGAATACGACTTTAGTACAACACCTCCAAGAGCAAACACAATAATAATTGATAGTTCAACACCCCCGCCTGCGCCCACATTACTAAATTTTACATTTCCTAATGCTTCGGCACTAGCTTTAGTGGCTATTAATGGAGACATTAGTGTATCATCATCTTTAGGAGAAATAGAAAGTACTACTGAAAATTTCAATGAAACAGTAGTATCAGACACCTTACGGACTATTTCAGCAAGAGTAAGAGTACCTAATGGATATAGTAATACAAATGATTATGTAAGCGGAACTTTAAATGCTACACAGCAGGCAATCGCAGCTCCTATTGCAACGTCTGTTACTATATTACAACCAACTTTAATAACAACTACCACCGCTACTTTGAATGGTAGATATACTCAAGATGCGGCTTCATTAACAGATATAGGCTTTTATTATACTGCTAATACAGGTGGAAGCAGCACAGTTAATTTGTACTCTAATAAAATTGTTATTGATGTGCTACAGGGTGGAAGCGCAAATATATCTAGCGGATCACCTAATTGGACAGACCCTTTTGAAGGAGTTCCATCTAGTGATGTTACTGTTATAGATGGTAACGGCAATGTTATTAGCACAAGTAATTATGTTTACGAACAACATTTTGGCCCACAACCTTCTACAATAGAATTTATTAGTTCTTTTTCAGCTACATTACCAGTTACTGTAGCCCAAACTAGTACACTAACAACAATAAACAATGCTTTAACCAGCTCTCAAATTGTCTCTTCAGGTACACAAGTTTCATTAGCAGGTGCGATAACGTCGCCTTTTAGCGCTGCAGTTGCAGTTTTGGCACATACCACCGAACATGCGGTTGTAGCTTACGTTACGAATGCTCAAGGAACAACCTTTAGTGATATTGTAACTTTCCAAACTGACGCGTACGTTGCACCAGCATACAATACTTTACCAAATAATAAATTATTTATTTTTCCAACAGTTTGTGACGAAGCAACAAACCAAGTTGGCCAATACTATCCGGGTTTTGGTGACTTTGAAAAGGCAGACGGTAATCTTTATTTTGCTGTAACTGCTTCAAATCAAAGCGGATTATTTGCTGACTATACCGATTTAACAAATGAAACGGGCTTATTAAGTAATATAGGCTCTACTTCTTTAACTTTTATCAATGCTGGGCCAAATTTTCCAACTAATTATGCGAAAACCCGAAGTGAGTACGCATCAACATCTGCTCCTGGATTTTACATGGTTACAGCTTCTAAAACTGGGTTTACATCAAGTGGTGTACAAATAAAATACGGCTCACCTTCCAATGCAGTAAGGACTTCTAACTTTACTTTAAATTTTGCAAAAACAGGAACCGGAGCGGTGCCAGCTGTAGCTGTGTTTGACCATAATACGAATACCGGACTGCACTGGAATGCTTCTCCAAGCCCTTTGGCTAACTTCAAAATAGGACCCCATGAAGCGAATTACGGAAGTGGAGCTATAATGATACCTATAGCAAATGTTACAAACGTTCCTTTAGCAACTGCTACAACTTCAAGTTTTGTAGGGTTTGATCCTGCAAAATTAAGTGTTTCTATAACCGGCAAAACGGAAGGCCTTGACTACGATTATTATATTGCAAAGGAGGCTATGTCAATTTGGGGTTCTGGCGCATTAAGTAGTGTATGTCCAGCTGTTATAATAGAAGCAGATCCAGAAGTTTTAAATAACAGAACTGGATTTGCTGGTAGTACACTTACGCATACTTTGAATATAACTTATAACTACTAATTATGGCTCAATTTACAATAAACCCAGGAACATATACTAATCCAGTTGTGTCGTTTACACCAAGCGTTGATATACAAATAAACTCTATTGAAAACATACACGCTTTAGAGCTTGGTTTTAACATTAACGACACAATAAGCGCAAACACCAAAGTTTATATACAAGAAGGATATGCTTCTAAAAGTTTTATTCCAGAGGTGGTCGTGAATTACACAGAAATATAATATGGGAAGTTTTACATTAAATTTTGATAAAAGCAGGCTTATTACAGCGGCTAATGTTATCGACAATATACTTTATTTCACCGATAATGAAACAGAGCCTAAAAGAATAAATCTTGAAGTTTTTAAAGCGGGAGATCATTCAACCGGAACAACATCCGTATATGGTAGACAATTCATAGAGAGAGATATAACTGTAATAAGGCCACACCCTCAAGCAGTTATTAATTCTAGTTTATCTCAAGAAGTTGATGTGCCGATTGATGCACAAGAGCCTCTAGCTATAACAGGAGAGGCAGAGATATTTAATGCTTTTATAAAGCTGCATGGCTCTAGCGTTAGTGCTGGTACCATTTTTACAAGAAGAGGCTTTTATTATAGGGAATATACAAGTGCTGATTCTCGAACTCCTACTTTAGAAGCTGTTATAGCTGAAGGTACTGAAGTAGTAGCAGATTTAAATGGTTTTGCTTTTAGTTCAGAAGTTGTTTTAGCCGCGGATAAAAAATATCATTATATAGCTTATGCTAAAACTCAAATAGGTTCGGCTGTTTATGGAGATGTTGTTGCTTTTAGCACTAATGCTGTTACAACAGATTTTCCAAGTATAACCACGGTAGGCCATGAAAAACTAACCAACCTTTCTTATAAATTAAAAGGAAAAGTAACTGATGAAGGAGGCTCACAAATTACTGAGGTTGGTATTTATTACTATTTTTTAGATTTTTTAAATAATACCAGCACACCATCTACACTTGTAGGCGGTTCAAACAACCCGATACAAGGGGCTTATAAAGATACAGCTACATATAATAGAGATACTGGTGAATTTTCTATAAACATAAGAATTGAGCCAGGCACGGTATTCTATTATCAAGCTTACGCTGTCAATGTTGAGTCTGGTCAAGACGAAGGTTTAGTAAAAGTACAAACCGTGTCCCAAACAGAGGCTCCAGCTTTGAAATTAGCAGAATGTAGCATAGAGAACAATAAAGCTATACTTAGAGCTCAAGTAACAAATCCAAATGGAAATTTAACAGAAAGAGGTTTTTATTTTAGTAAAACATCAAACAATCTCTTCACTATGATAGCTACACATAGTACTAACCCTAATATATTTAAGGTTAGCGTACCTATGACCGCTAATAACTATCTAGATGAATTTGTTTTTGACACTACAGCTGCAACTGGATTAACCTTAGCTAGAGGAGAAACACTATATGTAGCAGCATATGCTAACAATCCCTCTGAGAACCAAACAGGTATATTGCCATTAACTATACGTGACGTAGATGTAGTAACAACCCCACCTTCAGTTTCAACAAACGATTTAGCTATTGGTACTAGCAATGGAAACTCTACGTTAGTGTGTACAGGAGATAATAATGCTGACACCTCCCAGGGAGTACAATCTTTAGGGTTCTATATAACCAGAACAGCAACAGGTGTTTCGCTAGGTATTAATCAAGCGGCTAAAAAAGCTGAAATGATTAGAAGAATTAACGCTTCTCCTGCAACAGCTGTTGAAACTATTGCTTATAAAACTCAATTTGCTGGGTTACCCGATATAATTAATACAGATGTAGGTTTATTTAGAGTTACATTTATCGGTAATAACGTGGTTCCTATAGAACCAGGATTTGATTATCATATTATGGCAACTGCTTTTAACGGAGGAGTACTAGGGACTGGAGATGTTTTAAATACTCCGACCGCAGCATCATCTGAAGCCCCTCCTGTTTTTACAGCAGACACTCAAAGCATAACCACAACTAGTGGAGTTATGCGAGGGTCGGTTCAATTTGTTAATGATCCATCACTAAAAACGCCAGTTACTGCAGCAGGTTTTACTTATGCAGCGGGAGAGACTGGCAGTTTAAAAGTAGCTTTTGTAAATATTTCTAGTAGCGAATTAGCTACATTAAATAATTATATAGCAACAGGAACAGGTAGTGGCAATTTTAAAGCTTCAAAAACAAGCTTACAAAACAATACTCTATTTAAAGTTCAAGCTTTTGTTGAAAAAGGTGGAGCTAAGTCGTATGCTAAATTTGACGGTGATAATCAAGGAACTTATGGTGATGGGATCACTAGATTTAGAACTTTAGCGCCTCCCGTAGCTTTAGCTAAAATTACAGCTTCAACCGCTGGTGCCGCTGAAAGAACAACAGCTAGGGTTAGAGCTAATCTGACTACTGATGGTGGATCAAACATGAGCTTAATAGAAATGAATCCTGCATTTTACTACGCAAAAAAATCAATTACTGTTGGCTCAACTAATGCACAAAGAATAGCTAATATAAAAACACAAGTAGGATCAAATGCGAGAACCTCTGAAAAAGGTAAGCAGCTTTGTGATATTCCTGACATTAATGCTAACGGACGCGTTGCAACTGAAGTGCACGCTACTTTAGGAGGAAGACAAGAATTTAGCTCGTCAGCGGCTGTTTCGTTGTCACCAAACACAGAATATTGGTTTTTTGCTTCTACTACCGTATCAAATGGAGCAGGATTATCTGATAGTAATTTAAACGAATTTAAAACACAACCTCTTGCTGCAACCGCCCCTATAATAAATCCAGTTGTAATGACAAGTATTTCACCAAACAACGCTTGGGCTAAATCACAAGTAATTGGTAGTGGTGGAAATGCAGATTATTTTGGTAACATAATAGGGTTTTATTATGTAAAAAAATCAGATATGGCAGCTAGTTATAATCCTAATAACGCATTAACAGCAGCGCCTAATTTAATTGCAAGCTCTAATAAAGTTTTTGCAGATGCTAGTGCAAGGTTTGGCGGAAGGACGATAGGAGGTAAAAATATACAAAATTTACTTTCTAACACTGAATATTATATTATTGCTGCCGTTGAAAATGGTGTAGGCGTAGGATACAGTACTAAAGCAACGTTATTTAAGACAGCAGGATCTCCAACACCCGATTCTGTAAATGTGCTAGGAAATAATGTTATTTGGTTTGATAATAAAGGTCGTGGGATTGACGGGAACAGTTTTGATTTTAAAGTTACTCCATCTACAGCGACTGTAACTGCTCGTACAGATGATTACTGGTTTCCTGCTGGCGCAGGCGGTGGTGGATTACCTAGAGTTTTAAAAGAAAGAGATAGATCAGGCAACACTGTTTTAACTGTAAATTGTCCTGTAAACAATAGCACCTCACAGCGTGAAATATACATTCATCTTTCTCATTCAATCACACCTGGGGTAACTAAAAAAATAAAACTAATACAACAGCCCGGAGAGGGAAGTCCTTTTGGTGATTTAGGATATGGGGGCAATAATTTATCATGGTTACTATAAAAAAATAAAGAATGTCAAATAAAAAACTACCTTTTGAAAAAATTTTCCCATATTTTAGTTATAGGTGGAGATATGAAGATGGACAATATTCTCCATACGCTCCATTTAGCAAGGTTAACTTTTTTCCTAAAGACCCAGACGTGGAAGAATACTTTAAAAAAGGTCATAACACATCAATATCAAATACCGTTGAGTCAATAAATCTTAACGGTATTGATAAAGGTGGTCCTGATGTTGTTGCTGTAGACATGCTATACTCGGAATCATTATCCAGTACTGTATATATACTAAAAACAATTGAGATACCAGAAAGTGAAAGAGGAGATGGTGCTTTCTTACAAGCACAAGTTACTAAAAGATCATTCTCTTCAGCTCTACCAAATGCTCAGTTGTCTAGAGTATACGATAATGTGCCTTTAAAAGCAAAAGCACAAGAAGTAACCGCTAACAGACTTATGTATGGTAATTATGTTCATCAATTTGATCAAAAGCCTTTAAATATAGTTATAGGTACTAAATCACTAGGAGCAGATCCACTAAATGGGCCACACGTTAAAGGTAATAGAACATATAATGTTGGTGTGGTATACATTGATAAATATGGCCGTTATGGTAACTTGGTAACTCAAGAAGCAGCTGAAACGGTTGGACAAGGATCTGCAATAAAAACTGATTTTACAACAAGATTTAGATCATCGCTTACAGCTAAAATAACAAGTGCTGCTCCGGAATGGGCTGTATATTACAGATACTTTATTAAAGACGCTGCTGGAGAACATTTTAATTTATCAGCGTTTAATGTTTATAATGATGGGTCAACTGATGACACCACATCAGATAATATATATGCACAGTTTAATTCTTCTGATAGAAATAAACTATCCGACGACACAATATTAATACCTAGAAGGCATAATGCTGAGAACGGAATAGAAGTTTCTTTTACCAACGAATCAAGACACCCTGTGCTGGACATAGAGAATGAAGCACCTGATATTATTAAAAGTCAGGTTGTTGAAAGAACTATGTCACCCGTAGGAACCTGGGCTCACTTAAGACAAGGAGCAGATTTGTTTAGTCACAGCTCCTCAGCTTATTACAGTCATACTAGTTTTACTAATACCACTGGTCTTTACATAACCGTTGGGCAAACAGTATTATTTTTTAAAGACAGGGGGTTGAATTGGGATGAGCAAGGAAAAATTGCTTTTTTAAATACCTATATAAGATCCCAAGATCCTACGGCTGGTGGAACAGCTAACACGTTATTTAATTCAAAAGAAACACCATTAAATACAACTCAACTGATAGACATGTCCGGCTACGCAGACCGCTTAGCTATTCAGCTTAAAGACAATGTTGGCGATAGCAATAAGTGTCTTGTTGAGAGCATAGAATATGGTACAACACCCGGAGCAAATCAAAGAAACACATTTAAAATAACATTAGGGAAGAGTGTTGATGACGGGGGTGGATTAACCAGTACTGTTGGTTTTACCACAGTTCCTGCGAATTTTGATGCTGCAGGTGCATATAACGGAACAAAAGGCTTTGTTAAATTTTTTAAATTTGGCCTTTCAGAAGATGGAAAAGAAAAATTACAAGGTTCGTTTTTTGTTAAAATGCCGCGGGATGTTGCGAATAATTCAGGAATAACTGTTTTGCCTACTTACCAAACAGAATTTGATGAAGAGGGTAAAGTTTCGCTTATAAAAGAAATGAATTTTGAAACTGAACCTATTGCTGACTCAAATATAGATCTGTACTGGGAATCAAGTAAGACGTATCTCGTTGATGCGGACCATGGGTATACAAACGATGTACCTTTTGCAAACTGCATAGGAACAGCTGAGGCATCCACTGGTAATATATACTTAGAATCAGTGAAAATTTTTGATAAATTTAATTCAGTAGAACTTGCTAAAGGGATACGTGTTAATACCCCAGCTAGTAGATTTGCTGAAGAGCATAGAAAAGCTGGTTTAATATTCTCAGGATTATATAATTCAAAAACAGGTATCAATGAGCTTAATCAATTTAATGCGTCTATAGGTATAACAAAAGAGTTAGAACCTAACTACGGAGGGATACAAAAGTTATTTGCTTTAGACACTAATTTAATTGCTTTTGCGGAAGATAAAGTGTTTAGAATATTAGCAGACAAGGATGCCCTGTTTAATGCAGACGACGGTGTTAACGTTACAGCTACTAATTTAGTACTAGGACAAGCTATGGTTTACCAAGGTAACTTTGGTATTAGTAATCATCCAGAATCTTTTGCACATTTTAGAAATAATATATATTTTACAGACGCTAAAAGAGGTAATGTTTTACAGCTAACTCCTGCTAATGGCCAAATAAATCCAATAAGTTCTAGGGGTATGTCAAACTTCTATAGAGATCGTATTGGTACAGCTAACAAGCTAGTGGGAATGTATGACGGTGCTAAAAATATATATACCTTATCAATGCAAGGGTATAATCACACAGAAGCATCTATTGGGTCCGAAACATTTCCAAATGAAACCACTAATACAACAATAGGTTACAATATACTTACGCAAGGGTGGACGTCTAGATATAGCTTTATTCCTGAATCAGGAATAACAATGAACAACAAATTCTACACGTTTAAAAACGCTAACGCTTATTTGCATAATTCTAATACAGCTAATAGAAACAATTTTTATGGTACAGATTATGATTCAGAAGTAGAAATTTTATTTAACGACAACTCTGGTAACGTTTCTGATTTTCTTACACTAAACTATGAAGGTGATTCTGATTGGGAAGCTACTAGCATAAAAGGCGATCAAGACGGGCTGTACAACATAACAAATGTTAGATTGCTTGATTCTGATCAGTCAGGTTTTCTAGGATGGTTCCTTAAAGAAGGTAAATACTATGGGGCAGTTGTGGGAACACAACCCTCATATATAATTGATCCAAGTGGTTCTGTAGGGGCTGACGGATTTTGGCCACTAATACAAGATGGTAGCAACACACAAGATGTGTCTGGTACTAAAGGGTTTTTTGCTAAAGTTAGATTTAAAAACTCCGCAACAACAGCTAAAGAACTTTTTGCAATAAGTACAGAATATTATATAAGTCAATCTTAATTAAATTAAATTAAATGAAATTACAAGTAAGAAAATTAATAGAGTCAGATTGGAACTTCTTGCCATCTTGGTGGGAAGTTTACGATCAACCACCACCGCAAAGAGACTTCCTACCAGAAAACGGATTAGGCGGCTTTATGGTATGTAAAGAACACGATGCTATAGCAGCAATGTTTCTTTACACAACAAATTCAAGAACTGCAATTCCAGCTATAGTTATATCTGATAAAGATTATAAAGATAACGATAGAAGTGACGCGTTACAGTTACTGGTGGATTTTACCTCCAGCTTCGCAGAAGACATGGGGTATAAATATTCATTCGCTTGGGCAACCCCTGGCGTGTTATTAGATAAATATATAGAATCAGGATTCTCGGTAAATAATACACCGAGTCACGAATTAATAATAAAATACTAAAATGGGAAAAGGACTAATGGGTGCTTTAAATCCGGTAAGCGGTGTTGCGGATGCGATAGGTGGGGTTGCTAATATAGCGGGTTCGCTAATAGGTGGAAAAGCTAGAAGAAAAGAAGCAAAAATAGCTGCTGCTCAATTTGAAACACAAAGACAACAGTTAATGGATACTACTTTTACAAATCCGTTTGCAAACTTAGAAAATACAGCTGAAGATTTAACAGTCAATCAGCAAGCAAGTCAATTTCAAGCGCAACAAACTGATGCTGCTTTAGCTCAGTCAATGCAAGCTGCTATAGCTTCAGGTGGAGCTGCTGGTGGGGCACAAGCAATTGCCGCTGCTGCACTGCAATCTAAAGCAGGTATATCTGCTGACCTTGCAGGACAAGAGAGCCGTAATCAAGCTATGAGAGCTCAACAGGCTGCTGCTAACCAAGGTTTAGAAGCTCAAGGTGAAGAAGATTTACAAACTCAAAATTATAACAAAAACCAAGATTTACTTAGAATGGCATCTGCTCGTAAACAACAAGCTGACGCAGCAAGGGCAAAAGCTACTCAACAACTTATGGGTGGTATTGGACAAATAGCTGGAGGTTTCGGCGGCACTAAAGAAGGATAAATTATGGGAAGACAAATGGGAAATAAAGTAGGCATAAAGGATGCTCAATTTATCAGCAGAGCTGGAAGAGATATAGTTACCGAAACAATAGGAAGAGAAGTAGGTGGTGTTGGGACTGCAATTGGTCAAGCTATAAAAGACAAAACGAGCCCACTTAAGAAAAGGCAAATGGCTAATAAGCTAACTGTTGAAGATGCAGCTTTTATTAGTCGAGCAGGTAGGGATATAGTAACTGAAACTATTGGTCGAGAGATAGGAGCTGTTGGAACTGCAATTGGAGCAGCATTAAAAGGCGCCAAAGAAAGATCTCAAGCTAAAAAAGCAAAAGATGCAGAGGCTGTAGAAGCTGCAGGAAAAGAGAGATTAGCAAAATCAACTAAACCTGCTGGGGGAAATAATCTAGTTAATACTGATGGTATTGGAGATAGAACTACTGGATTAAACAACCCAGAAGACACAACACCAACCGAGGGCGCTATGCCAGCACCTGGAAAAAACCAGTCTGTGTTGGATTCTTTGAATATCGGAGTATCTGGAGCTAAAGGCTTCACCTCCTTTTTACCCAAAGCAACAGACACTGAAGCATCAGCATTCGTTCAAACTCCTAAAGAAGTTGAAAAACAAACTGGCGGAGGTGGATTACCAAGCAAAGAAGAAGCCTGGAACAATAACCTAGAAGATGTTAAAACCAAATATAAAGGTAATAAACAAAAATATCTTGATGATGCAGCTACTTCTGGAAAAGAAACAGAAGCAAGAAGAGCATGGGCTGAGAAAAACTTACCTAAAGGTGAGACCTATAATGCGGCAATACATGAAGCACAATTCAAAAGTGCATTCCCTAGACAAAAAGACAATAGTCCCTTTTCTAGACAGAGAACTGACGATTTAGCTTCTATGTACGCCGTTAATATTGGAGGCAGAGATATCTCTGGAAGCACTGATGAATCACAATACCAAGAAGGTAAAACTTATGTAGAAAAAGAGCGGAAGCTTTCTAGCGCAAGTTTTATGGGTAGTGCAGCAATAGAAGGTTACAATTTAGCTGTAGAGGGTAGAAACTACGACAAGCAAGTACAAGCTGATTCTGAAGACTATTTTAACGAAATGACTGCTGGGTTGAATGCAGAAAGAACAGGTATTGATTATTTAGACCAAAGCTTAAATGAACTAGGAAACCAAAGAAAAAAACAATATGCTGAGCACCAGAAAGACAGAAGCGCAGCTATTCGAGAAGGTAGAAAAACCGAATGGGACATAAAAAACAAGGAATATACGAATTTTGCCGACGAAGTTTTAAACGCTAAAGACAATATAGTGGAAGCTACTAACGCTTACAAAGAAGGTGTAGAAAAAGGTGAAATCGATGGCCCTGCATCAGATTCAGGTCTTGAAGATTTATACAATACATTCCTTCGAGGAGGTTCTATATTAGGGGTTGTTGATTTAGGAGATGGCATGGGAGCATCTTTAGCTGGAGAAACACGCGGAGGTGAGGGTATACAAATGAGTCTTACTGGCTTAGCTCAGCAACTTCAAAAAAAGAGTTTTGTTAAGAAGCAAGATCCTATGGAATTCTATAATGAGTTCACTGCCAACATAAAGACTGATAAAATTCCAGGTGTTGAAAAGCAATACACAGTTGATGCAAATGGAAATAAAATTACAAAATATAATACAGATCAACTAGGAAGAGTTCTAGATGTATATATAAAAGAAGAATTGAAAGAAACCAATTCAGCTAGAGGCTACGGTTCTGCCTTATTAAATCTAGATCATAGACAGTATAATGAAATGGTTAAAGATCCTGAATCAGATCCAAAAGGTCTTATTGCAGCTAAAATGAAGGAGGATATGATGAATATCCTAGCTCCTATGCAAAATTACCGATCTGAAGAATCCACTTCACTGTCTACCGCATTAGTAAAAGGCAGACAAGCAAGACAAGCAAGGTATGCTGACCTGAAAAAACAAGGTAATTCTACTGAATTTATAAATAGACAAGCCGCAAGAGATATAGCTGGTTCATTTAGACAAGTGTTTACTGCGGGAAGAGATGCTGATGTTAATCTAAAACCCGGAGAAGGCATAACCTGGGATCCAAATCAGTACAGCCCTGAAGTAGTTACAACATACAATAAAGAACTTGAAGCACTTTTCACAGGTGCTAAAGGTATAAGTGGTGTTAGTTTAGACCCATTAACTGGAGAGTTGGTTATAGAAGGTAAAATAGCACTTGATAGCGAAAAAGATGCACTGGGGAATTATCAAGACAAACCAGCTGAGACCCTTAAAACAATTCCTTTTGCTGATAAAACTGAAAAAGAAAAAGAACAAATTATATCAAATTTAATGAAGAGTTACGGTGTTGATGCAGTAGGCGGTAACGTTACAAGTACCCAAGATGCTGAAGCTGCTCTCTCAATTGCTCTTAACAGCATAAAATAGAAAATTAATCCTATGAATGAAGAATTATTACAGATGGTTGAGGGAATGCTTGCTAATAATGCTACCCAAGAAGAAGTAAACCA